GAGAAGAGTATGTAGATCACTTAATGTAGAATTTGAATGGTATTTTGATTGTCGAATACAGGGTATTGTGTTCGCGATATCTGATCCCAGCGAACATGTCGCAAAAGTTCATACGGACAAATCTAGACATACCACACTAAACATTCCTATTGAGGTAGACACTGGTACAGGATGGAAACATCTAATGATGCGATCAGGTGACTTTATATGCGGTAAGACTGAAGACTTGCAGCCGTACGGCAAACCAACAGAAAAAGAACTTGACGGTAAAACAAGTACTCAATACAATTTCAATCCAGCGTTATTTGAATTTGTACCCATGACAACTCCTATTATAATCAATACAAAAGTACCCCATTCTTGGATAGGTAACAAAAATAGAGATAGAGTCATTGCATCTTTTATGTTTGAAGATGGATTAAAACCAGAAGAACTGATAAATAGTACACCTAGTGATTGGTTCTAAGCCACTATATACTATTATGTGGTATATGAATGATATTGAATTTACAGACGCACCAGATGATATTGAGGGTTTCGTTTACGTTATAACAGACAAACGGAACGGTAAGAAGTATGTCGGGAAGAAGAGGTTCTGGTCGGTTACGCGGAAACCACCACTCAAAGGCAAAACACGCAAGAGAGTGGTACGCAAAGAATCTGACTGGATGAATTATTATGGTTCAAGCGAGTTAGTAAAACAATTACTGGTAGAACATGGAGAAGATAATTTCCACAGGGAGATTATCCATTTGTGTAAGACTAAGGGTGAGATGAGTTACCTAGAGGCTAAAGAACAGTTTGATAGGAACGTACTACTAAATGATGAGTATTATAATGAATTCATCGGATGTAAGATTCACAGTAAACATGTGGCAGGACTAAATGATTTCAATAACTGATAACGCAAAAAAATATTTGAAGACAGTAGGAAAACCAAACGTATCTCTCGCAGTTAAGGGTGGTGGGTGCAGTGGATTTCAATACGAATGGGGGGTCACAGACAAAGACCCCACAATAGAAAACCTCTGGTTAGATCCAATGGCAGAAATGTTTGTGTTTGGTTGTACGGTTGATTATGTAGAAGAATTAGGTGGATCATATCTAAAAGTAATCAACCCAAACGCAACCGCTCAATGTGGTTGCGGAGAGAGTTTCGGAGTATAAAAATGCCCACAGAATATAACGCAGATCTAGTCAAGGTTGTCGATGGTGACACTGTTGACGTAGATATCGATCTAGGATTCGGTATCTGGTTAAAGAACGAACGAGTACGGATCATGGGAATAGACACCCCAGAATCACGTACCAGAGACCTAGTTGAGAAACAGTTTGGTCTGGCCGCAAAGTATAGACTACAAGAATTACTAGAAGAAGATTGCACACTTGTTACTACAGATGACCGTCACGGAGAAGACGAACGTGGTAAGTTTGGTCGAGTTCTAGGTGATTTCATGGTTGCAGACGGTAGACTGGTTACTCAGGTTCTAATCGAAGAAGGCCACGCAGTGGACTACTACGGTGGATCTAAAGAGGAACTAGAGGCACAACACATGGCAAACCGAGAAAGATTGATCTCTGAAGGTGTAGTAATCGTGACTGAACATGGAGAACATGTTCACGTCGGAAAGTAATACTTGACATCAAACGAATCATCTGGTATAATCTAAACCAGATAGGAGTTTATTATGATATTAATTGACTATAACGGTGTTGCAATCAGTAACATCATGGCCCAACGGTTGGGTACAAATGAAGATATGATTCGTCATATGATCTTGAATACGATCAGGATGTACAAACAAAAGTTCAAAGATTACGGTGAGGTTGTCGTTGTGACTGACGCTGGTGGTAACTGGCGACGTGAAGTATTTCCAGAATACAAGGCGAGTAGAGAAACTACACGTGATAAATCCAGTGTAGATTGGGATGAATTGTTTCGCGTCACCAATATGGTATTCGATGAGATTACTGAAAACTTCCCATACCGCACCATGAAAGTCTGGGGTACTGAGGCTGATGACTGTATTGCACAGATCGTTATTGGTACACAGGAATTCGGTGCATATGAGGATATAATGATTGTATCTGCCGACAAGGACTTTGCACAACTACAGAAGTATTCTAATGTAGAACAGTATTCCCCCATGACAAAGAAGTTCATCAAAGAGGAAGATCCAAGAGGATTCCTGTTGGAACATATATTGAAAGGTGATACCAGTGATGGTGTACCTAACGTTCTATCCGACGATAAGGTCTTTGTAGAAGGTCGTAGACAGGGTGTATTGAGTGCTAAGAAGAAGGTAACGCTTTCTGAGGATATAAATGCAATGGGAGAAGCGGTTGTACGTAACTTCCAACGTAATGAACGCATGATCGATCTTACAAAATGTCCAGAAAAATTGGTTATAGATATTAAAGAACAATTCAACAAACAAGACCCTTGGGCCAATAAGGGTAAGGTATTTCCTTACTTGGTACAGAAAAGGTGTCGAAGGTTAATAGAAGTCGTAGAAGAGTTCTTTTGACTATATACTAGATAGGAGAGATTATGGCAAAGTTACCACACTTAGTAATGGAAGATTTTACTAAGGCGAAGACAAAGGCGGAAAAGATTGCAGTATTGCGATCTAACGAGTCATGGGCATTAAAAGATATACTAAAGGGATCACTAGATCCTAAAGTGAAGTGGCATCTACCAGAAGGTGCGCCACCCTATCAACCGTCCAGTCATTCAGAACCTATGGCATCCATACTAAGGGAAAATACAAAGTTTAGATATTTTGTGAAAAATAACAATATCAATATTTCACAAATAAAAAGAGAACAAATTTTCATCGGAGTTCTTGAAGCAGTGCATCCAAAAGATGCAGAATTGGTGATCAGTATGATCAACAAGAAATCTCCAGTAAAGGGATTAACATATAAATTAGTTAAGGAGGCATTCCCCGATTTATAATGAGAATCAAATAGTAGCAACCTTAGAACCGCCTGTGATTTTTTCACACGGCGGTTTTTTCTTTAATGGAGACTTAATGGCAAGACCGACTACACAATTGCAACGCATGAAAACTAAATCTAATTTTTGGAGAGATCACGCAAGAAAATGCACTAAAAGTGGTAAAAACAAAAAGTGCATGGCCGCTAAGATAGAAGAAGAATACCTAGAGGATCACATAGAGGAGATAAAAGAAGAAATGTGGAACTGGTACAAGTATCGGTAACACTTGACACCCTCTGCGAATCAGTGTATAATAAGTTATCATTAGTTTGCAGAGGGAATCAATATGAATATTTTTATACTACACGAAGATCCTGTACAGGCTGCACAATACCAATGCGACAAACACGTCGTAAAGATGGTACTAGAGTCTGCACAGATGTTATGCACCGCACATCGGATACTAGACGGTGATAACGTTATAAACGAATCTTTATACAAGATCGCACACAAAGGTCATCCATGTACCAAATGGGTCATGGCATCAGTTGCCAATTATCAGTGGTTATATGATCACTTCATTGGACTGTGTGATGAGTATACTTATCGTTACGGTAAAACGCATTTATCTGACACTAAGTTCCGTGACATATTGTTGTATCCACCAGCCAATATACCTATCAAAGATCGTACACCATTTGCACTTGCAATGTCTGCGTTTCCACAGTTCATCGATCACGATGATCCTGTTACGTCATACCGTCGTTACTACGGTACAAAGGCAGATAACTTCAGTCTGATATGGTCTAAACGTGAACGCCCAGATTGGTACTTTCGTGAGTATACAGGTGCGTTCTAAATGTCACACTTTGTAATTAAATTGTTTTCAATACAAAATAATCCTTGCAAACCCCTTGGTTATATCGTATAGTATAAGAGTAATAAGAAAGAAAAGGAATCACTATGTTTCGTATCCCTAAATTTGCTCAGTTAGAAATGACTTTTGAAGAAGCCGAAAAAATCATCAAACGTCTTACTGGAAATAACACTCTTTTAAATGGTCTTGAATACATGAATAAGCGTTGGGAAGAACATTGTAAATTCGAGAATTGGGATGGTCAAGAGGACGATGATGAATTCTTCGACGATTGGCAGCATGAGGTTAACGCCTTTAACGTCGTATTCAACAAAATGCAACCCCTGTTTGCTAGTAAAGGAGCAAAATAATGAAAACTTTTTATAACATACAAGTTCGCAATTCACAAGGTGACACCGCGTCATCAACACTTCGTAAAAATTACGACGACGTTAATGAAGCGAATGCGTATTTCGATGAGTTGTTTCAGTCAGGTTGGAACCATGTAGAAATGTATTCCATGACTGTTACTGTTGGTCTTAAAGAAGGCATTCAGATGGGCGAACGTAAACTAGTTCGTCACGCGAATAGTCTTTATACTGTTAAGAATGGTCAGAAGATACATGGCCAATCTGATGAGTTTTATAGAGGATATAATAATGGGTAAGTGGAATCATATGGTTAATGAAGTTAAGTTTGAAGATATTGCAGTGATGCAAGCAGATTGGAAAACTGCGAACGATAATGGTGATGTTGATACCTCGACAATTTTGGAAACATTGTTTGATAAAATTGATCAGGGTGATGTACTAATTCGAGTTACCGAAAATGGAACTACAGAAGTGAGGACTGTAAATGGATAAATTATTATGGCACGCCTCTCCCTACATAGGTGGTGGCCCTGGCACTAAGTGTTTCGATAATCCAGTGGATGCAGTCAAGTATCTTGAGGAAAAGTGTGAACAGGATTCTACATCATACAAACTCAAGGAAAAAATCCAAGAGTGGTATTGGATAGAAAAGATCTGGGTTAGTAGTAACGGAAATGCATGTGTGTTTGAAAAAAGAGATATGTATGCTTTCAATGATTATCTTATAGAACTAGGTGGAAAGAAATGGTTTGAACGGACAGAAGTATGTTTCTGATGGAAGTCACAGGTGGTTGGAAATTGCATCGAAAGGTCGCATACGATTGTGTGCGTCATTCTTTTAATGAATTGCTACCACGTATACGTAAAATCGATATACAAGTCAAATTAAAGAAAAACCTGTATCATAACCGCGGCCTATACGGTTTGATGGATATGGAAGATAACCGCTCATTTAGGTTAGAAGTGGACTACAGTGATATGGACGAGATGATTAGTACCATAATGCACGAGATGGTACACGTCAAACAATATCTAAGAAAAGAACTCGTGCAGTTAGACGAAGTTTATCTTTGGAAAAACGTTGCATTCGGGAAGTATTCAGTAGATTATCGCAAACGTCCTTGGGAAATAGAAGCGTACATCATCGAAGATCGATTAGTTAAGTCATTTAAAGAAGATTATATATAGTTTCATAGGAGATCCCCATGCCATCATATACACTAAGAAACATCAAGACCAAAGAAGAACACGATGTGTTTTGTACCTATACAGAACTACAGGAGTTGTTAGACCTAGAA